TGAGGCACCTGAAATTCGAAAGTTCCTTCGAGATTACGGGGCATATATACATCAGCTGCGGTTCTAGTTTCATCGATGACAGTGTTGTCTTCTTGAACTGGGCCTTTATCAGCTTCTGTAACTCCGTTCTCGGGAATCAATCGAATACGCGCTGCGTAAACTTTGTTTTCGAACGGCGCGATTTTAAACCTAAAACTACCCCTATAATAAGCATAAATATAACTATAATATGAGTATAAATCTATATTTACCATAGTAGCTTGTGCTGCGATAGGTTTAGGTGTCTTATAACTATTAATTCTATATAAATTATTATTTTTAGTTGTAGTCTTAATATTAGAGTAAATTAAATGAAATCGTTTCAAAATTTGTCTCAACGATGTTACTTTTTCACCAACGGTTAAAGCGGAACTAGTAAAAGATGTACCAGAAGGTTGTCTCATGCTAGATTCTCCCACTTCTCCCGTCTTCTGTATCATTTCTGGGGACACCGGTGTCGATTCACCAACATTAACTTGGGCCACACCACGAATAACTCTAGAAAGAGTGCTTGTAGCTGGTGGCGGAGTTCTCAATGTTGGATAAACCTTCGGTTGTCGTGGCATCGATAATTCAAAATCAGATGCTCCAGAAACTTCAACAAGAGCAGAAATAGTGTCAGATACAGTGTTTGTCGCACGTAGTTCGTTAAGAACTAAAACGTACAGACGTCCTACTGAATGTTGATAATCTTTCTGCGGTGCTGTGATATCCGCACTCGTTAGTTTCCATGGTTGTACAGATACAAATGGGACGTTAAACGTCACATCAGTATCCGATCTTAAATCAATCACGGAACTATAGGAAGCATTGGGATCGGCGTTCTCTGGTAATTTGTCCTCATTTGAGTAATCACCAGGAACGAATAAAATCCGAACACGACCAGAGTGGAATTTTGTTTTAACAAATTTGAAATGAAAGTTAATGCCCCCACGCCACATAGTAAACGGAGTAGAGACATAAGCTAAATGACTAGGTGCTACACTTGTATCGTTAAGTTTAATGCTAAATACAGCTGGAGTGATAGGTGTTACATATAGTACGTCACCCGCCTTATTATTTGCAGTCCAACTGAACCGCTTTATAAAGCAAGGCGTACGCGCTACGTGAGCTATAGTCATCTCATCGACATCAGTACGAGTAAGAGCAGGATTAATTTCCAACTCATTAATCGCGCTAATACCAAGAGAATGGCTCATATCGACTCCATCTGCATTGGCCATAAACCTACTACCTGTTAACTTATTTAAATGTGGCGCTTCCACTGTTGTTGGTTTTGACCATCCAAAATGTTTTGCAACATCACGGATAGTGTTAGAAACCCACAACGCTGGACGCGCATAATTACTAACTAGGGGAACATCTTGAAGGGGGGCCAACACTGACGATACACTAGCCGCAGCAGAGCTTATAACTCCTGAACCAGCTGAGTCCTGAATTGCTTCAGTACCAACTTGAGCAGTTGCTGCGATAGGCATAGCAGTAGGATACTTAATTTTAATATTCTTAAAGTTAATCCATAAAGTAATGTCTACAATACCACCTGAGACTGTGTCTACAAGTGGAGAATATACTACTACCTTAAATCTACCTATGTGACCAACACCATTAGTCAAATCGCTAAATAAGTATGGTGAATAGTAAGGTATGCACATGGTTGCCTCAGTGCAAGTAGATAAATCTAAATCTACACGAGGCGAACCAGTAAGTGGTACCAAACTAGCATCATCTATATTGTCGCGATCATCGTAATATTTCTGTCGATCAGCTCCCAACTATTTATATCCAGGAATGTAAACTAATAATAAACGCCCAGCTTGAAAAGGTTGAGCGTTGACTTGTAATTTTAATTCTACATCAGCTCTGAAACCGTAAAAACGTTCGCATTTCGCTTTATACATTGAGTTATTCATAATCGGATCCAATGGAAGGTCGACTGCTATAAGCGTCTTCCCAGCATTGTCCGTTGCCTGCCATTCAACATTGGAAATGTTGATAGGACGTTGTAAAAAGTCAATGATAGAGTGATTGCGACCGTCATCCACGGAAGTCAGATATGACATATCTAAGTCTAAGGGGTCTGTATAAATACTAGTGGAGGGGGTCATACCTTCAGAAGAGAAAGTAAGGATTTGTTGTTGTTCATGTGTCATGTTTGTTTCTTGAAAATTTGCAGGTGAGTTTCTGACCTATCTGACCACCTAATCAAAATAGGACATTCGGACTAATCTAGATTTCGTGGGGCTGCCAACGGCCATCTTGATAAGTAAAGTTAAATAACTAAGCCTTAAATTACTAAATGCATTAAATTAATTTTTATAGTCCTAACATTATAATCTAAAGATCAAATTAGTAATTAACCTCAAAATCTCCGCCAAGCTCCTCATTTCTGAGTTTCAATAGCGTGGTTGATCTTGAGTCCGGGTTAAATTCAATTCCAGTACCACGGGTCAAGTCGAGACCAAGATTTATCATCCTAGATCTCCACTTTGAATCCGTGGATTTATCATGCATAGCCAGTTCGGTTAATCCGCCGCTGATTGTGTCAACACAGATACGTAGAGGTAATTGATTACCAACACGTACCCAGTTAGGTGCATCCAAAATAACATCGATGTCAATTGGAGCGACCCACAATCCTACGAAAGATTCAAACCTAAATTTCCTCTTTAAAAATGAAACTTCTTCAAGAGTTCGTGCTTTAACACATTCTCCTGTTTTAGCTTCATCAGTCATAGTCATTTCCAGGTTGCGTTTCAAAATCGGGGTGAGAGTCTCTTGATTGTAAACATCAATAACCTCTGGTCGTATATTCATTATGAAGTCATCACCATAAAAAATAGACGAAGTATGCTCAAAAAACGAGTTCATTGTAGCATACGACGTACCATTCATTATGTCTAGCCAAGAATCAGCAAGACAACAATGGTTTACGATACTGTTCAATATAGCAGTCGCAGGGCATCCAGATGGAATACCGTTACGAACATAATATATTAGAGCAGCACCGGAAACATTTTTGTGGTTAGATATGTGCAGATGGTTAATACACTCGACTCCAATTTTCATCAGAAATTGTTCAAATTCGTCGTAAGTCAGTTCGTATCCATTTATAATGTTGCGTTCTTCGCGAACTATGGTGTCCCAGTTTCTCATAAACCAGTCAACCATAATTTTCACGGCAACTTCAACATATTGTACCGGGAGTGTGCCGTCAAAGTTAGAGTAATCTCCAGCGATGACATGTTTTCCATTTTTCTTCAAACGTTTTGCGAGTAAATCCCATTCTGGTGACATTGGATTAATGCCTACAGCGATAGAATTTTGTACGCGATTACGCATAGAGTGAGCAATAAAAGGTAAAAAGTATTGTCGGAAGAGAATTGTGTAGTGTAGTGGGCAAGCGGTGAATAATCGAGTTTTACCTACGTTGGCTTTCGCGATAGGGATCTTAGCATCTTTCAATGTATCGATCCAAATAATGCGAGGCCTAACGTTGTCGATCATACACTGGGCAAGTTCATCTACATCAGCCATCAATTCTCTACATGCTTCGTTGTTTAAATCATAGTCCATTCCATCGCCAAACCATTTCGTCTTTCCACTCTTTCCAGCTTTCTCATATGTATATGGGTAGCCGGGAGCAGTTTGACGATTAATAGCGTTGACGAATGGGTCTCCGTTTATTCCAATAATAGCTTGTTCACGCGTAAGTGGAAGTTTGTAATGGGCAGGTGAGTTAATATATTCTCGTTGATAGAATACACTCATTGCTTCATAAACAGCTTCAACTCTGTCTTGTGGGACGTACGGGCGAACAACACCATATTTATTCCGTTGTAAAGTCATAGGGTCAATAGTAATTCCGTCATCATTTGTAAATTCACGTAAATATCCAGGTTTATTTGGGCTTTCGATCAATTTTCCATAGGCAGGGGACTTTTGGAGAGCAGTTTTAACGCTTCCCATAATCCGTCTACCTGGTTCAGTTCCATAGATCAAAAATGTTCCGTTGTCTTTTAAAATATCGGGGTTAACAGTTAAAGGTACGATTTCGTGTCCGTATTGGCTGATTGGTTGAAAATGTTTCATCAATCGGTCAATTATTTGTCGTGTAAGTGCTACAGATATTCCTTTGTTCATGTGCGTAATTCCAGCAATATGCATGCCCATAATCTTCGATGTTATAGCGGCATTGGATGCGATTAAAATCGATCCGCAGTCACCAAAGAAGGTTACGGCGTGATATGTGTAAGAACCACGATTATGTACTACAACATTAGCTTCAGGCACCGTGCTTTCAACAAGGTGGTCTTCAGGAGTTGCTGTCGATAGCCAAAAGATTTCTCTGTAATAATTAGTTCCAGTTTTCTTGTCACGTTCAGATGCACCTTGATACCTTGCTAGAATAGCAGGGGAATCAGATACACGGGCCAAATCAGTTTCGTCAATAATGTGTTTATAAGCTTGTGCAAAACCACCTACATTTGTTGGGAGTTGTACTATAGCAATATCTCTGTGAGCATCACGAATGTGATTCTCTTCTGTTAAAATAACAGAGCATGGTATTAATGGAGATATACTATTACTACAATTTTCCAATACAAAGAAGCAGTTTTCTTGTCCATAAGTTTCTACATAATGTTCCATTACTGAAAGGAAGTGTTTCGGTATCATACCTAATCGACCGCCTAACATAAATATTTGTCCAAATCCAGGTCGTTTTTCGCCTTCATCTGTCCTTAACACAACAGTGAAACGGAATAAATTTCTGTACACAACATCGCGCGCGATCACTATAGAACCTTTATCTTGTTCTGGTAGAGATCGTTGAGCGTCGATGGGTGAGCAGTTGTTACATCCGTTACAAGCAGTTCGTGTTTGTATTTCCATTTCCTGTTCCTTGGGCTCGATTTTGGCAAAAGCGGGTAAGAGATTTTGCGCGGCTACAATAGTGTTTTTCTTTATTGTAACGCGGTTATCATATACCGGGGCCTGTGCTCCAATTCGAGTAGCCATTTGTCGTTGTCTAGGGCGTGCGTCATATGTGGGTCCGTGTCCTACAATTCGAGTGTTATTCCTACGTTGTGTAACAGCATTATCATACACTTTTGCGTGTGAGGCGATTAGTCGTTTCAATTCGGGATTCTTAATAATAGATGGTAAAGTAACATTTAGTTGCTTTGTCATCTCATATAGATCCGCAGTCTTAAATCCTTGATAGAAACGAGTCAACAGACACACACAATTGGTGTTGTGCAATTGAGCCACATTCGTAAGTTTATCCAATAATTCCGGGTCATTACAGCAGTCACATGTACTACAATCACAATCTGCAACTTGGTTGATAATATCAGCCATGTCAGCAACAGATAAATCGTGATTGTTGGATACACGTTGGTTACCATAAAGAGAAATAGCATATTTATTAATCATGTCCTTTCCTTTTTCCATACGTTTCACATAGCATAAGCAAGCAGAGTTCCATTTTACGTTCAATTGTGTCATAGCTGCATTTTTACATAGGCGACAACTTTGACAACCCTTCTCAAAGCAAGCGTTAGCTTCACTTACAAGTTGGGCCATC